GGAGATGGTTACGTTGTTCAGCCTCATGTTAAGAAAAAAGAATATGACTATTACAAAGAGAACGCTATTGAAGTTCCAAGTCTTTGGTATCTTAATGTTTACAGACATGGTTTATCTACTGTTATTTATAAGAGTAGACCTTGTATGGTTATTAAAGCCAAGCATAAGCCAATACAAAGACTAAAAGATAAAGGCTTTGATGTTTACAAAGCTGATATAGTTTCTTCTAAGAATGGAGAGATAACATTAATCCAAGATTTATTTTTGATATCTTACCAAGCTAAGAAGTGGGCAAGACACCCAGAGGGTAAGCAACATTATGACAATCCAGAGAGGACTTTTGCACCTCATAGGTTTGATACTCTTGGAGAGTGTCATACTGCTTGTAATGAGAGTTTATCAATAGCTGAAAGAACTATGTCTGGCAGAGTTGTATCTGGTATTGCCAATGCTCTGGATATATAGGTGCTAATATGAAAGCTAAAGAAGAATATATCTTTATGCATAAAGGTTACACCTATGCACCAAAGTATAAAATATCAGATGATGGAGAGATTTATTTTGTTCATAACATTACTAGGAGACGAGAGCCTAGTAATGTTGTCTTCATGTATTGGGGAATAAGAGAGAGACCATTACTTGAAGATGAATTTAAATCTTATGTAGATAAAATGATTAGAATAACAGAAAGTGGGTACTAAATGAGAAATAATCCAGATGATTTATCAAATCAACTTATAGCTAAAATTAAAGAATGGCTACAAGATGAAATTAATACATATCAAGAAATACAATCTCGTATTTCTGATGGAGAAGAACCAGAAAATATTGCTGATGCACCAGAAGTCTTTTTTGGAAGAAGTGAATGTGCAGAGGGATTGTTATCAAAAATAGAGGAGTGGGAAGATGGCAATGAATAAAATAAAAACATGGGTGGATTTACCACCAAAAGATTTAACATGGTCAGAGGCTATGTTAGAGATCGAGGGTGTAGTTAATGAAGAAATCAGTAGACTTATGAAGAAAAGAACTGACCAATCTACAGAGTTAGCTTTGCTCTTAAATAAATCACTAAACATAATAAAGAGAGGATATTAGTAGTGAAGAAATTAACTATAAAATTTAAAGGGGAATTTACTCTTGATGAAGAGAGATTTAATTGGTTTTTAAATGAGGTCTTTCATGGTTCATCTGATGACAAGCAAGGTGTTCAGTTAGCTAAAGAAAATACACCAGAGGAATTTTGTGAGGAAGTCAGATGGGTTATTAGTAATGCAATAGAAAATTGGTTAGAAGAAAATTATACTGATGCCCTAATTCATAAGATGCCTTATGAGGATATGAAAACTGATGACGATCATCAAATGGTTAGAACTAAAGTTTTTATTCCAGAGGAAAAGAAATCTACTGAAGAGTGTATGAAAGAAATACATGATTGGCAGATTAAAACATTTGGTAGTTTTGAGAGATAGGAGATTTGTTATGCCAATGATTGAACTATTAAATATGTTGTATGAGTTAAGACTTGATGTTGAAAAGCAAAAGGGAACTCATTACGACCACATGAGAAGTCTGGATAAGATGATACAGATTGTCA